ACGCGACCGCGCTGTTAGCCGGAATGGTCAGCGTCTTGCTAGTGCCGTTCATCAGAATCGACTTGCCGCGATCCGACAGCGCCAGCGTGTAACTGTCCGTATGGGAGTTCTGCGGGGCGTCTCGATAACCGACGGCATGATTGACGTTCGGCGTAGCGTTGTCGGGAACGACTGGCGTGCCGGTAAAGGTCGGCGAGGCAATCGGCGCGTAGGTCGTAGCCGCTGTCGCCGATGTAAGGCCATCCGTGATGCCGTAGCCCGCAAGGGTGGTCGGCTTATTGGTTATGGACGAAAACGGAATCGACAGCAGCGACCCGTCGTTGATGCCCGGAATTTCGTCGTATTCGCCAAGCTGAACGCTGGCTGAGTCTTCCAAGACGAACCGATATTTCAGTCCAGAACTCAGCCAAATGTCTTCGGGCACCCGGCCCGCCGAATCTAGGATAATTGGATTAGGGTTTAGCACGGTGCCGAGCGATGACGTGTAGGTTCCTTGCGGCGTCGTGGTGCCAGCGGCATACGTGTAAATCTTGCCGCCCGACAGAATGTTGCCGTTGTCGTCGAAAAATTGTGCGCCCGCACCTGCAAACGCTGAAAGGTAAACGGTCATACATACACCTGCATAACGGTCAATATGATGGAAGGGATGGCCGGGTGAGGGGGAGCAGCAGCAAATTGCTGCAACTGCACGTCCAAAGCGTCTACGGAAAAATACAACTGAAAATAATCGCCGTTAGATAACGGCAAGAAAAAGTTAGCCGCTGAGAAGATTTCAGCGTCGTTGCCTTGAATCTGAATCAGCGATGCGGAATTTGGCACCGCAGTGCCGTTGATAGCCGGCCAAATGTAAAACCTGCCCGTGCCGCCCGAGGTTTTGTCTATTTGAATAGAAAACTGCACGTTGTAAATGGCGGGGCGGCTTACCTTAATCTTGGTGTTGTCGCTTGGATCGCGGTAAATGCCATACGCGGTATCGGCGTTGTTGTACGAAATCGCTTTGGCCGTATTGATTACGGTGGCAGCTTGCGTGTCTGTTGAGAAAAACGACCCAAAACTAACCGGCGTCAGCGGCGTAATCGGCGGCGCGGATTGCAACGCTTGGATTTCGGATTGCAGTACCGCCGATACGTCATCGGTATCCGGCGACAAACCGAGGCCCACTTCAAGGTCAGAGATGCTGGTTGCGGTCGTGCCGCTGCCCGTCAACGTAAATTGGTTGTTGAGAAAGCGAAACCACTCACGCGAAATAAGGCCGGTCCGCTCGTCGATGAACGGCACTCGAGGGGCGGGGATGTTGGTAATGTTTGCCATTACGCATTCGTCCCGCTGAGTTCAAGTTCGGCGCCCATGATGGCAACCTTAACGGGATCGGTGCCGCTGATCTCGTACACGCGGTCACGAATCTTGGTGGTCATGCCGAGGCGGCGGAAGATAGCGCGAGTGCCGTACTGGCCGATGCGGCCCATCGAAGTCGTGCGCTCGCCGTTCCACGTATGACCGCCATCGTCCGACCAGCGCAGCATCAACAGCGGGTTCGCGCCCACAGTCACGACGTATTCCAGAATGATGTCTTGTCCTGCTTCAGTATCAAGAATCACGTCGGCTTCGGTAGCGAGGTATTGGTAATCTTCTAGCGCGTAGCCGTTCAAGCCAACGCCGGTTTCCAAATCAATCTGCAACGTGTGGTGCGCGGTGCGCTTGAGGTTGTTTGAGCCGGTCGGCAACGCACGCCACGACCGCAGCCATTTCTGCACAGCGCCGTCATCGGCGTACACGTCAAGGCTGTACACATACACCTTGCCGTTCTCGTAATCGCCGACGTGCGGGTCGCCGTTGAAGCGAGCGTGGTTGTTGCCACGGTGTCGCTTAAAGTCGCCATTACGGAATCCCGCGCGTTCGTGCCATGCGCCGGTCGCGGCGTCGAACACCCAAGTCGTATCCGCGTTCGTAAAGTTCAGCACGTAGAACGTGTGACCGTCCTGCTGGTAGGTGTATCCCACAGCATCCGACAGGTCGCCGTATTGCTGAATGGCAAACTCAACCGCGTGGGTCGATACGCGCACGCCTTGGTAGCCGTTCGCTCGATAGACGATGCCTTGGCCGCGAGCGTCAGCGCCAAGCCAAAAGACGCTGTTATCCATCTTGGCGACGGAGTACGGCGCGATGCAGCCGATCTCGTTGTAGGCGCCTTGGATGCGCGTCAGCGGGAAATCGGCCTCGCCGCTGTTGTACCAAACCTCAACGCTGTTCGTGCCAAAGAGCCACGCTTCGCGGTGGTCGATGATGAGCGACACCAAGCCGTCGGGCGAACCTTCGGCAGAGGCAAAGTCAAGCGGGTCAATGGACGTGCCATCAAGCAGCGCGGTGACCCAAACGCGCTGACTGTTGGGTTCGTTGAAAACGAAATAGCCGTCCAGATATCCAACCGTTACCGCGCCGGGGAAGTCCGGGTCGGTGATCTGCGCGAACGAGTCCGTAGCGGTGTTGTAGATGTATCCGTCTGGATTCGCGGCAATAAAAATCTGTGTGCCGTTGTCCGCCATCGACACCGGGCCAGTGCCCGATATCACGCCAAGCGACGGGTTGCTTTGGTCTTGCAAAAGGATTCGGCTGCCATCTTCCAGCAGCAGAAATGAACCGCTTTCTAACAGCAGGTCGTTGGCGCCTTGCAGGGCGTAGTTGGAATTAAGTTTGTAGAGTTGGTCGCCCGATACAACGTATAGGAAGTTGCCGAGCGTATACAAACCACGAATCGGGCCGGTGCCGACTGTAACGACACGCGTTAAACCGGGGCAGCGTTGCAGGTACGCCGGCTCCTTGCCGCCCTCGGGGATAACCTCGGGGTACAAGTTAATCATCCGATTGTCGGCAGCGTTGACGCTACGAATGACGTAGCTGCTACCCAGAATCGGTGACTTCATTAGAAGTTGCCCGTATAGATATTGAAGCGCGGACGGTTAACCATCAGCGCCGACGGCATCGCCATGACATCGCCGGGGAAGTTGATGCGCTTGAGATCGCGCTTGCTGTACATCGCTATGCGACGCACCTGCTGCGACGGCTCCACGCCAAACTCCGGCGCCAACTCACAGGCAAGGTTGTAACGGAACGCTCGCAGGTAACCTGGCGGAAAGGCGAGGGTCGTATCAAGCGCAGCAGGCTGGCTCAGTTCCTGTACCGAGACAAAGTGGAACTCCAGTACGCGAGAGGGCACCGGATAGAGATAGATCTCAATGTTCGGGTGCGTCGGGTTGTACCAGAGGATTTGCGGGTACGTTGACGTTACGGTCTTGACCGCAATGTTGTTGTACTGCTCTTGGTTAATCATCTTGATGCCATACGACACGTTGGTCGAGGCATCGCGGAAAAAGGTGGCGTCGTCCAACTTGACGGGACGCGAACCGACGAAATCGCCGGTCGGACCAAGCGTGCGAATGCGCGTGTTAGGCGGCCAGTTATGTACTTGGTCGATAGTGCAGAACACCGAGAGACGCTCGGTACTCCACGATTCAATCATCTGATTAAGCGCTGTAAGGGCGTCCTGTGAGGTGGCCGCCGAGGGGACTTCGCCCTCCGCCAGCATCCCGATCAAACGCAGCGCACCGTTGATCTGGTCCCCAGCGGTGGTAGACATTACTTACTCCCTGCGGCGACGACGCGCCCGTAAAGCATTGCCAGAAGTCTCCGACGCCTCCATTTCTGGAGACGCCGGAGATTCTGAATCATCCGGGTCAGAAGGGTCAAATTCCTCCCACCCATGCTGCATATCTTCCTGCGCCTCAAGCCAAGAAATAGCGACTTTCGTGCCATGCTTGGGATGTTGCAAGTAGATATTTGGCATAGTTACGGCAGCAACCCGTAAGCTTGCAACCGCGACTCAAGCTGACCCACGCGGTCCTGCAAGTTCTTAATGACAGACAGCACCGTGTTGCCTTCGTCCTTGGTGACAAAGCCAAACGGAGTTGATTGCGTCAAGTCTTGGATTGCGAAGTCCGGCGTGACCGGCGCAGTAAACGTAATCGTCGTCAACTGAGTCGTCAGCGCCGCGCCTTCGGCAACGGGCGTCGTTCCGAAGAAGCCTACGGTGCCGCCTGCTGCGCCAATTACCGCACCGTCAAGTTCCGGGTCGGAAAAGGCAACACCAATCGCCTTTGAATTAGGCATATCAATACCCCTTTAGGTAGTGCCCCCGACAGATTGCTCTGCCGGGGGCGTTGCCATTACGAGATGCGGTAGCAAGTCCAGGTGCCCACACCCGTCTTGCGAACGCGGAAATGGCCCGACGTGGCTTCATCGACCTTCATGTTGCCAACCAGCGTCCACCCCGTGTTCGTGGCGACAGTTATGTCGTCCGTGGAGGCGTCGATGTTGATAACAAAAAAGTCAAAAGCCACATCCGGCTTGTCCACGTTGACGACCAATTCAAGGTTGGCAACCGTCGGGAGAGTCAGATCGCCCGCCGTGCCATTGAACGTGAA